CGGGAGGAGTAACTAGCTCTTTGAGCACTTCTGTTCCTGGCTATAACATATACACAATTACAGCGACGGCCACAAATTCTGAAACAGTTACATTTTCATGACCAAACGACTTTAGGTAGGCAGGTATAAAATGTCATTCGTTAAACTACAAGACGGTCGCAGCACATATGCATTAGACAGCATACGTCTGCGTAACCAGCGCGAAGCTAGCACAGCTCCACAAGCAAATACCGTCGAGCTGTACATGAAAGAAGGCGTCCTATATCAAGTCGATGAACAAGGACGCGAAAGCAAAGTTAGCATTTTACAAAGTTTACAAGTTATACCATTAGAAGGTATAACACAGGCTGAACGCTTAGCATTGTCAGCAGTTGCTGGCATGATCGTATACGATACGACAAATAGCAAACACTATGGCTATGATGGCACAGCTTGGCAAGCTTTGTATTAATAATGGCAACACATTTTACAAAAAAATTTAAGCAAGCCTACGAAAAGGTTTTACAGATAGCAGAACTCGAAGGGCCAGAGAGGGGCATGCTGGCCTTTCGGGATGCTATGTTAGAGCTGGGACATGAGGAAAGAGTCCGTAACCTTTACAGGGTTCAAGATAAGCTCACTAAACAAGCTAAGTTTTTTGTACCTAACGCTCCGCAAGAGCAGTACTTAAAAACTAAAGCAAATAGAAATATTATTCTCAAATGCCGTCAAGTTGGCTTTACAACGCTAAACTGTATCAGAGCACTTGATTACGCATTGTGGGAAAGTAACATGAGGACTGGCATTTTATGCCACAAACTACAAGTTGTTAAAACGATTTTTAATGATATCACAAAGTTCTGTTATAATTGGTTTGTCCGCGATTGGGGCCATCTTTACAAACCAGTGGAAAAAAGCGACTCTAATACGGCGCTTAGCTTTGCTAGCGATGGTCTTGGCCGTCCCCTGGAGTCTTCTATTCTTGTTCTACATGACTTCCGTGGTAAAACGATTCATTTCATGCATGTTTCGGAAGCGGCCCGTATCGAAAAAGACCGGCTCGTAGGATCGTTAAACGGAGTACCAGACAACGGCGAGATTACTTTAGAATCTACTGCTGCTGGTAGATCAGGAGAATTTTACAGACTATGGCAAAGCTGGAGAGCTAAGGGAGCTGTTGCTCCTTACAAAGGTTGCTTTGTTCCATGGTATAAACACTATCCGGAAAATCCGGAAGATTGGGACATGCCCGAAGATGCAGTACTTACTAACCGAGAGCGGGAGCTACTAGCTAGCTACAGAGGTAAGATAACTGAAGCACATATTTTTTGGCGTCGCTGGTGCATTGAGGGTAAATGTGGAGGGGATGAAGAACTCTTTGAGAACGAGTACCCTACTAACGACCAGGACTGCTTTTTAACCGGCGATGCAAACGTATTCTCAAGCGGCATCTTAAAGATGCAAGATCGCAACACGCGAGATCCGATTTTTGTAGGTCATCTTATCGCCGATGGTAATAAGATGGAAATACATGACGACCCAAAGGGATGCATCGCTATCTGGGAAGAGCCAGACCCTTCGCATACCTATTCGATGGGAGCCGATCCCAGTGGCGGTGTGGGTCAAGATAATGGGGCAGCTTATGTTAAAGATAATAAGACGAATAAACTTGTTGCTCGCATTTGGGGTGACCTTGCTCCTGCTGATTTTGCTAGAGAACTATACAAGCTTGGTAAATTTTATAATAACGCTTGGGCATGTGTTGAAGCCAATAATCATGGGCATGTAGTTCTCCACGTTTTAAAAGAAATGGGCTACCGCAATCTGTACAAGCGATCGACGGTAGACGAAATGACTAACAAGCCGACCAAAAAAGTAGGCTTTGTTACGACGAACCAGACAAAGATTATGATTACCGAGAAGTTCAAGACAGCTGCTAAAGAAGGTAAGCTGATAATTCTAGATAAAGAACTAGTCTCGGAAATGTCAACTTTTGTACAAATCTCAGGTAAGAGCGGCGGTACGGTAAAACGACAAGCGACTGCAGACGCGCACGATGACTTAGTGATGGCGGCTGCTTTAACTGAGGAAATGTCATCAGCTAGAGACTGGGATAGCGACGAGCAAGGTTCCTATGAACCAAGTGAGTATGTTATTGACCCAGAAACCGGCTTTATAATAGGGTAACACATGCATAATCCATTTGACAGGGAAGAAACCGACGTAAAAGAGCGGGATAAAGACCTTCATGCTATTCGTGTTGTTCGTGCTTTCATGAAAAAGAGCGACGAATATCGCGAACCTCACGTTGAGATTGCAAGAAAATCACGTGAAATCTATGAAAACTGGTCGCCTGCTAGCCGTTCTATCGTCCAACGTGCCAACCTTAAGCTACCTTTCGGGTTTACTATCATTGAAACCCAAACTCCACAGATTATTGACATCTTTTTCCGTGGCGGATCAGTCATATCTTTCAAAGGACAAGACGCTGATGACGCCGTATTCGAAGATCCTATCACCGACTTCCACATTCATCAATTCGAAGAGATGGGCTTTCAAGCAAAGACCGCTGCTTTTATCAAAGCAATGCTATTAGACGGTACTGCATTTGCTAAAGTTCCGTATCGCTACAAAGAAATTGAGACTATGCGTAGAGTTACTGAAGTAGACCCAGCTACGGGCGCTTCGGTTCAAATCAAAGTACCTAAAGTTGAAGTACTTTACGATGGTCCAGACCTCGAACTTATTCCTATCTATGACTTCTTTCCAGACTGGACAGTTAAAAAGCCCGGTGATGTCGCCTCCATGCGCGCGTGCGTACACCGTACGTTTAAAACTGTTGCAGCCCTACGAAATAACCCACTTTATAAAAACGTCGATGAAATCGAGTACAGCGTTGCTACTAAAGGCGCTGATGCTTGGAGCCGTCCTTACTATTCTGATGCTTACAAAGATGAGTTCGATAAGCTAAACGATAATGAGGAGGGGATTAAAGAAGCAGGTCCAGTAGAAGTATGGGAATACTGGGGACTATTTGATCCTAAAGGCGACGGCAAATTTGAAGAGTACATTATTGTAGTTGCTAACGGCGACGTGGTGCTACGGTGTGAACCGAATTTTTATGACTATAAATTTAAACCGTTTGTAGCCTGCCCCAACTATATCAGGGAGTCAGAATTCTACGGCATCCCAGAACTTATGGCCGTCAGATCGCTCATTAAAGAAGCTAACACGCTACGTAACGCACGGCTTGACAATATTAACTTATCCGTTAACCCCATGTGGATTGCAGACCGCGCTGCAGGTATCAATACCAAGAGCTTGTTCTCACGTCCTAACGGCGTTATCTGGACTAATGATGTCAACGCGATTAGACCCCTCCCTCCACTAGACCCTTCAATCGGATCTCGTGAGGAGATGGCGTTCATCCAGAACGACATCCAAAACGCTACCGCCATGGTAAATGCTGCACCTGTAGCAAGTAACCTCGGTAAGCAGTTTGGTCGATCAGCAACCGGCGTTAACTTTATCCAAAGCTTTGCTAGCTCAAGAATTAGCTTAAAAGCTAGAATGCTAGCTGAAATGTATTTTAAACAGGTAGCTAAACTAATGCTACTGACTAACCGACAATTCGTAACTGAAGAAAAGTGGGTACGCGTGCTAGACCCCAATACGCCTAACCCATTTGTACAGTTACCACCTGACGCATTTTTCAGGGCCTTCGACTTCCACGTTGAGACGACGTTGGAAAACGGAGGCCCAGAGGGGCAGTTTCAAAAGATACAAACCGTATCACAAATCTTGCAGGCTGTAGAAAACAGCCAGCCTGGAACTATTAAGAGTGAAGTAGTACTAGAAGCTCTCTTGAGGCCTTTACTAGGCCGACAAGTTAAACGCTTTGTAAATACACCAGAAGAACGACAACAAATGCAAATGCAACAAATGGCAGCACAGCAGGCAATCAATGCTCAGCAAGGAGCAGCAGCTCCGCAGCCTAATGCAGCTCAGCCTGATCTCGGAGTTAATCCTACCATGGATGCACTTGCAGCTTTAGGTCTAGGAAGCTAATATGTTATACGAAAACGAAGATATCAAATTGTGGAATCCTGAAACCGGCGAGCTATCAGGCAAAGACGAAATTATTGATAGCGAAGTCACTAGGGTAATCGAAGAAGCTCACGCAGTAGCTGCTATGAAACGAAGCAGCGGATGGGAAGTTATTGAGAATCTTCTAAAAGATACTTGCACAGATTTAAAAGAAAAGCTCGCTTATGAAAGCGACTTAGAAAAATTTAGACGCCTCCAAGAAGCCGTCAAAGCTTACCAAAATGTCCTAACCTTTGTCGATTATAAGATCGCCGAAGGGAAGGCGTTGGAAGAACAACAAAAACAGTCCCCTGATGAGGGCTAAACTGTAGGAGGATAACATGACAGACGAGAAAATCGCGCAGCCACAAGCGACCTCGCAAGAAAGCCAGGCTGAAGCTTCAATTCAGCCGCAGACCCCTGAGATCTCTACTCAAGGACAATCTGACGCAGTGGAAGAGGCAAACTCAATACCTGAGAAATTCGTTGGAAAGTCTCCAATGGAGATTATCCAGGCCTATCGCGAACTTGAAAAAGAGCGTGGAAGGCTAGCATCAGAGTTGGGTTCTACTCGAAAAGAGAGGGAGTCGTTAGAGGAACAGTATCGATCGCTTGAGCGGGAACGAATCGCTCAATCGCAGATGCCTACACAGCGACCTCCAAAAGTGGTGGAACTGCAGGAAGAACTGGACCCTGTATCTGTATTTGAGTCCAAGTTTGAGGAAGATCCGAAAGAGGCTATTAAAGCTGCCATACAAGGCTTAAATCAATCTGTATCTTCTAAATTCAAACAACAGACTATGCAGCAAATTCAAGCAGAAGGCGCTGAATATTACTGGAAACAGAAGAAGGAAAATCCAGATTACTCCAGACGTGAGCCACTCATGCAGCAACTTGCATCGGAGCTTCAAGATGTTGTTAAGCCTGAGTTTCTTAACTCTGCAAAAGTGTTAAGAGCTTTAGACTTAATGTCAAAAGGAGCTGACCTAGATTATTATTCTAAGCAAGCTGCTGAGCGTGTGCAGAAAGATGGTCTTTCTGTGCGATCAGAAAAACAACGTGCTCAGTCCGAGTCTGCCGTATCTTACGGTGACAAGTCCGTAGCTTTCGAACAACTATCTTTAGATGAAATGCGACGGGCACTAGGGCGGAGCGACGATTAGGAGTAAATAATGGCTACTTCAACTACCTCTACAAATGCAGCTAATCTGCACTTGTATTATGAAAAGAAGCTGTTGTCGGTCCTTGAACCTCGTCTAGTCCTTATGCCTCTTGGAAAGAAACAACGTCTTCCAAAAGGAAATGGAAAACAGGTTAAATGGTTACGATACAGCGCAATTGCTGGTTCTACCAGCCCGCTGACCGAAGGAACACCACCTTCTGAAATCAGCTTCAGCACCTCGAACGTCACAGCTGACATTGTTCAATACGGACAATACGCTAAAGTGTCTGATCTTTTGTCAGATACAGCGATTGATCCAGTGTTGGAGAATCTCTCTGAGCGTTTCGGTATTGCTGCTTCAAAGACGATCGAAGAGTTGATCGTTTCTGAACTTGCAAATAACTGTGCTAACCAAAACGTAGCAAACGCTGCAAACTTTGCTGCTATCACTGCTTCAGATGTTCTTACTCACAAAGAACTTATCGAAGCTATGATCAGCCAAAAAGCAGCTTTCATCGGACCTCACGAGTCTGGTGACTATGTTGTGGTATTGCACCCACGAGCTGAGTACGACTTGCTATCTGACGACCAAGCTGGCAGCTGGTTAGATATCAACAAGTACACCGACAAGCGTCCGTTAATGAACGGTGAAATCGGCAGAATGTACGGAATGAGATTCCTCGTTTCGGACAAAATGCTGACCTCACTTGGAACGGGATCTGGCGGAATTGACGTTTGTCAATCCTTCGTGATCGGTGAAGAAGCATTCGGAGTTGTAGAGCTTAACGGCGATGCAATGAAGATGTTCATCAAGCGACACGGATCTGCTGGAGCTAACGATCCTCTGGATCAGTTTGCAACTGTCGGATACAAGATTCATGGATTCGCATCCAAGTATCTTGATGCTGGTTCTAAGCGAGTTATCGCTGTGAACGGAGCTTCCGCGTTATAATAGGGGAGGGGGTGGGGAAACCTGCCCCCGACTTTACTGTCTATGGCATTTACACTAATACCTTGGGAGCAGCCTAAAATGCTACTAATGAACCTACAGCGAAGATTAAAACGACTAGACACTAGGTTATACATTGCAACTGACAGCGCGCAAGTGCGCGAAAATGGGCTTAAATTTGCCCCTTTATATTTGAAGAAAGCACGGCGATCGGAATCACGTGTCAAAAAAGCAGACAGAAATGCTGTCCATGAGGCACATGCCAAATATTTAGACGCTTTAGAAAGCGGCGTAATGGATACGTATGTAACTGCGATTTGTCTTGACTTTATCCCAGAATATGATATATTCAATATGGAGTATACGAAATTAGCGGTACTGGGGTGGAGATCGCTAGCGTTAATGCTAGCTAAGCAGAAGATTGCACCGCTAGATAAAATTAGAAAAGTTTTTGAATGCCAAGGGCTAGGCGAATCTGACTATGACAAAGCCTCGTTCTTTGGTAAAATTGAATTTGCAAAGAGGTTAGCATAATGAGTTTTACAGGATTTAATTACGGTCAAATCAAAGATATGATCGTAAGTTACATTGGTAAAGCGCCAGAGGATTTAGAATTCCAGCGCTACATGCGACAAATGATTGTGTTAGCAGAAATGCGATACTACAAAATGCATGACTGGAGTTTTTTAAGAAAGACTGATTTAAGTCTTTCTATTAGTACCGGGACATCGGAATACGATTTAGCTTTTACCGTCGGTCCAAAAAATTATACCATGGCTGCAAACGAAGTTGAGACAATACGATTTGAAGCAGATAACCTTGTGTTAAAACGAGTAATGCTTGATGAGATTCGACGACTAGACCCTGATAATAACGATGGGTCATCTAACGACACGCCTACATACTGGGCAGTAGCAGGGCAAAACAAAATTCGCGTTTGGCCGCCTACCACTAAAAACGGTACGCTAAAAATAGATGGTAAAATCTTACCAGTTTTACCAGATCCTAATGATACTGTAGTTTCTAACTTTGATAACCAGTATCCAGATATACCGATAAGATTTCAAGAGGGGTTTATTGAATACGTTAAAGCATTAGCTTTAGACCGTGAAAATGATGATAGAGCGCTTAATAAAAAGCAAGAAGCTTTGACATTGATACTACAAGATATTCAATCGGATCTTGAAGTTGACGATCGCATTCGATCGATGGAAGAATTTAGATACGATGGCATTGGAAGTCTATTAGATATTCCTGGCTTTAGGCCATGGGATTAATTAGAGCAGGGCGATAATGGGTACTAACCGTTACGTAGAAGAATTAGAATATAGTGATGCTAAGGGGCTTGATACCACATCACCTATTACATTGCTAGCACCGGGATTTGTTCGGGTAGCTAACAATGTTAATCTAGGATCGACTGGTGGCTACAGCAAACGCAGCGGCTACGTAAATCAGTTCTTAGTTGCTAATCAACTAAACGGATTTTCCATGCGCCAAGGTTTGGAATATCGTTACAAGTTTCAAGCAAATACTGCACCACTTGCAGAAATTTTGCTGTATGCAACTAACAATAGTACGATAGGTCGTTTAGGTAAAATACAATCTGGTGTGTTTACAGATTTACAAGATAATTCTGGAGCGAATCTCGTTTTAAATGCAACAGCACGACCAACGTTTGCACAGATTAATAACAGCTTATTTGTGTTTAACGGAGCAGATGCTCCTTTCGTATATGAGCAGAATGTTGAATACACGAGACTTGCTGGCATTGATCCTCCGGCAGCAAAGCCTGCATTTGTTTCAGCTGCAGGCAGTGGCGGGTTTTTAAATGCTGGCGATTACATTTATGCGTACACATATGTGTTCGTACAGGATGGGCAAATTATTGCAGAAAGTAGCCCTTCTGAATTATCAGATGTTGTTACAACGGCAAATAATGATATTGTAACTTTAACTTTAACACCGTACCCCGATGACGGTTTTGGTAATGCAAACTTAAGTCATTTAGATGTTTATATTCGCGTTTGGAGAACAGTTGCAAACGGTAACATTCTATTTTTAGAAAAAGGAAATGTACCTGCATTAGGCTCATCGCCAATTACTTACATATCAGGAGATGCAGCAACTGAATCAGACGATGGTTTATTATCAGAGCAGATGCCATTTGATAACACTAAACTTACTCAATATACTGATTATGCACAAGCGAGATTTCCGGTAGTTGCAAGAAATAGAATCGTCGTATTTCATCCAACTGTTAACAAAGGCCGGTTTTCTAAAGTAGGAGTAAACGGACCACTTCCAGAAAGTTTTCCCGTTACTCACGAGTTTTCTGTAGAAGGTAAGTATGGGGCAGCTGATGGCCTTGTCGGTTGTGGGCAGATTAAGGGTATACCGATAGTTTTAAAAGAGCGGTCAATTGGTAGACTTGAAGAAGTCGGTCTACCTGATCTTGGTAACAGCGAAGATAACGTCGTGTACGTCTATCGTGAGATATCAGAGACAGTAGGGGCAGTATCAAATTTTTCGCAATGTCAAGTATTTGACGAATTAATATTTTTAGGTAGAGATAACGTATATGCAACGGACGGCCAAAATGTACGGCCAATCGCAACGCAGATACAGTCGATCATTAAAGCTTCAGACTTTAGTGGTGCTAAGGCTGAAAAGTTGTCTGCTATAAATGATACCAAGAACCGTCGCATATACATGACAATTTGTGAGAATACTTCTGAACCAGAGCCTAACATAGTGCTCGTAGGAGACTACCAGCAATATCCTACATTTCGTTGGACTACATATGAAAAAGGTCCGGAAGCTAACATGCCGGGAATTAAAGCAGGTTGCTTCTTTCAAACAGAAGCTACTGCAAGCGGCGGCTTAGACATTTACTTTGGCTCTGCAACTGATGAGGGGCAATACTATAAAATGAATACAGGCGGCTCTGACCTAAAGGTTGAGAAAAATGCCGTCTCTATCACCCCCTCTATACCATACATGTACCTAGTAAGTAGACCTTATATGTTTGGGCAGCCAATGATTACAAAGCTGTACAAAACAGCTAAGATTTATGCCGAAGGTCAAGCACAAAGCTATGACTTTCAATTCGGAGCTATTTTTGATTTAGCACAAGCGCCAGTTAACACGCTGTCATTATTTGTACCGGGCACTGGCACAACATGGGATTTTTTCAATTGGGCACCGCCAGTTAATGTGCAAACCTTAATCTGGTCAGGGCAAGCGTTAAATGAATTTAAGTATACAACGCATCGCAAAGCCCAAATGATGCAATTAGTTTTTACACAAGACGACCTGGATGCGCCAGCGACTCTCCTCGGTTGGGGAGTATCGGGGAGTATCTTTTCGGGTATTTAGGAGACTACAATGGGAGTACCTTCAGTAACAGCAAGCGCGTCAAGCGCAACATATCATAGCTATAGCGCAAGCCTAGATGCCTCACCAGTTCTTGTTTTCCAAGGCAGAG